AACGTTTATATTTTTATTTCACGCGAAACAGAAAAACCGCCTGTTAGGCGGCTTTCAATGGTTTTAACTTGGTACTCCCTCGGGGGCTCGAACCCCGGACACCCTGATTAAGAGTCAGGGCAGATAAAAGCTTTATAATGCTTGATATTACTGGATTTATTAGAATAATGATTCCTATTTCACAATATTATTTCACAATAGAGACAGGCTTTTTTGAACGTTTTTTAGCTTTGTATAGCGTATCTATTTTTTTGACAGTTATCTTTTCTCGTTCTTCTGAAATGTGAGTATATATTTTCCTCATGGTACTGACATCATGGCCCATAATTCTGGCCGCAGTCAATTCATCAATTCCGGCATCATATAGGGCAGTACAGAATGTATGACGTAACAAACGGCTGGTAAGAGTAATGGGTTCAATACCAGAATCAGGGTTATCTTCAAACCATTTTTCAATTTTTTTCTCTGCCTTTCTCCATTGATTTTTAAGTTCCGTAAGCCCCATTGGGCCGCCAGCATGACCAGGAAACACATAGATGCTTTTTGTTTTCTTTTTATATTCTAGGAGAAAGTTTATCAATTCTTCTGACATAGGTATATCCCTAAAACTATTTTCAGTTTTTGGAGTCTTTTGTATCGGTTTTGACTTTTCATATTCCGTAGCCTTGGAGACATTTATTAATTTATTCTCAAAATCAACATCGCTCCACGTCAAAGCCAGTGCCTCGCCGCGGCGCATGCCAGTATAAAGCATTGTAAAAATAAGAGGGTATATACGATGCCCTTCGAGGATTTCGAGTAACAACTCCCTTTGTGTATTTGAAAGAAACTCTCGTTTGGGCTTGTCCGGCGCAATTATTTTTGTATTCGTAACAGGATTGAATTCTATTATTTTATCAGCTACCGCAGCCTTGAAGATTTGATTGAGCGTTATCCGGACTTTATGAGCAAGGCTCTTGCTGCTTGTAATGCTTTTGATTAATAGCTGAACGTCTGTTGAAGTTATTTCTTTTACTTTTTTCTTGCCTAATGCAGGATTAATATGGTAGTTAATGCAATAACGGTACATTTCTTGTGTTTTTAAAGCGCCTTCGCCTTTTTTGTAGGCATTGTACCATTTTATCATATATTCTTCCATAGTAGGGTTTTTCTTAATTTCATGACCTCTCTGGGCTTTGTATCTGAGCTCAATATATTTTTCCTCCACTTCCTCGGGTGTGGCACCGTATATGAATTTCCCCTTGAATGTGGTATAGTAGTTTCCCCTGGCATGTTTGCTGATTTTCAATTCAAATCACCCGTCCAACTCAACAATTATTTTTCCGCTACCGAAAATCGTCGGGTCAATTTCAAGTTCCAACCCCATTGCGTCTTCCGGTATCTCAAAAACAAGTTCTCCACGGAGCTTTCTGCCGACGGCTATTTCGCCATCAATCTGACCTTTGGTTTCGGGCCCGAAAGTGACCGAATAGTTGTAGCCGTCGGAATCAAACAACTTGAACATCAGCAGGGAGCTGACATTTTCGGATTTATCGCCAGTATTTTCGACTGTCACGTCCACTATGTAATAGATTTTGCCTTCGCCTGGTTTAATGATATCTCCACCTTTATCCGTTCTGGTAGAATTTACAGTAAATATCAGGTTTCCTGCCTTCACGGGATCGCCGATTTTGTAGGTTTCTGTTTTCGCATGGGGCTCTCCGTTTGTTTCTTTGTCAACCTTCTCCGGCTGCACATCATCACAACCTGAGAGCAAAAAGAAGATGCACGAAAGAATTAGAATTGAAATAAGAACTTTTTTCATAGAGATAACCTCCTTAAATTTTAAACTGTATATTTCAAAAATCCTTTCGCAAATAGCCAAATGGGCTGAAATATATTATCCAGTCATCAATAACCTTATATGCTCCATATTTCCGGGAATATACTTCTACGATTTTGTCCAAAAATTCTTCTGTGATACCTAAGTACTCTGCAACTTCGAATTTATTACGGGCACCGGATCTAAATGCGCAAATAAAGTCATTTAGGCTTACCAATCTTTGCACCGCCCATCTTTTTGCCTTTTCTTCCTGTTTTCTATTAGTCGTGATTTTCTGATCGAGAATGTCTCCGCAAGATGTGTAGTAGTGGCCGAGCTCTTCTGCCAGGATGCATGTTTTTTCGGCTGTGGTAGAAATATTTTTATTAAGTGCAATAACTCTGTCGTAGTAAAGGCCTTTGACATTTCCTTTAAGCGGCCATGAAATTACCTCTACGCCTTCTTCTTCGGCTTCCTTCAGAAGTTGCTCGTACATAAGCAAACCTCACTAATAATTTACCCTCGTAAAATTTTTATCTTAATGTTTTAATTTACCAGTTGACAAATCAGTATATGTGATATAATATTAAATCGAACCACTGAAAGCTCGAATGAGCCGTAGGTGGTGTTTTCCTATTCTGCTATCTTTTTCGGATAATGCACTATGCCAAACTCATTATCTTTACAAGCAGCTAAATTTAACACGTTTTTCATGTTGTTCAGACATTGATAGATATCCTCTATAGTTAGCTTGTTTTCAATTCTGTTAGCCCACTTACTTCCATTAAATGTTTTTAATGAATATAAGAATACAATATATGAAATAAAATCGGAAATTTGAATAAAGTAAGACTCGTTTGATTTTTTGGGTAAAGGATCTTCAATTATCCTTTCTATTTCTTGCCTATAATTAAATTGAGGTCCAAATTTAGAAGATATAACATTTATTCTTTGCATTTTCCTGGTAACCTTTTTCATTTTTCCTACTCTACCTTCATCAGTTATCACAAGAAACTTTTCATTTTCTCCACGATTCTTTAGAGTGTTTTCTATTCTTTGTATATTATATTTTAAAGCTGTTTCAAGAACGGGATAGTGTTGAGAAACAATATTTTTTTTATTAATCACAACGTTTACTATTTCGACATTTAGATTTGATATAAGGTCGGTATAACAAAAAATAATGTCCTTTTTATCATTTGTATTGATGTTATAACATCTGTAAGGATCCTTATCCGTCAAAAAGTGTTTGGTATGAAACTCTAATTTAACAGGTAATCCATAATCACTTTTTAACTTTCTTCTAAAAGCCAATATTTTATTAAAGTTTTCTTTCCAATACTGACAGTGCATATAAACGCTAGTTAAGACAAAAAGCTCAGATGAATAAGAAGGAAATCCATCGTCTCCCGTTTCATCCAAGTAAGTAATGTACATTTACCCCACATTCCTCCCCAAAACATTTATTCCTTTTTCTCTCTGTTATTTCTTCATCCACACATTTCAATCCGCGCATAATGTGTGACTATTTTTTTTCATTGCGTTGCTGCCGCTTCATTTTCACGAATTCTTTAAATCTTTCTATTTCTTCCAACTCTTCCTCTGTCCAATCCTCGCCGTCATGGTGGGCGGCGATGGTTTCGATGGGGGTGGATATGTCAGTTTTCCCCAACAAGAAATCTACCGACGTTTCGTATATTTCGGCTAATTTAGAAACCGTTGCAAGATCAGGTTCACTTTTACCTGTCTCATACTGTGTATAGGTGGTTCGGCTTACTCCTAAAATTTTTGCAACTTGTGCTTGTGTTAAGTCTTTTTCTTCACGTAGTTTTTTTAATCTTTGCCCAATCATTTAAGACACCTTCTTTTTCCAGTTAATCTTATTATAACTGTCAAAATTATTGACATCAATAATAGTCAAGAAATTTGACATTTATCATTTTTTATGCTTGACATTGTCATATAGCTTGACATATAATAAAAACAAGTCAAGATACTTGACTTTTAGGAGGTGAAACTGGTGCGACAATGGTTAAAAGAATTGAGGCAAAGGTCAAATAACTTGACGCAAGAGCAACTCGCAAAAATGGTTGGGATTTCTCGAACGATGATTACCGAGATTGAAAACGGTAATGCAAACCCCTCGGTAGAAGTAGCCAAAAAAATAGCCGCAGTGTTGGGCTTCGACTGGGTGAGGTTCTTCGAAGACGAACACGCGGCTACCAAAGAGTTGCCCAAAGCCGGCACAGAGTAAAGGAGGATGATTCCGCATGTCTACAACTTACGAATACCTGCTACAAAAATACGGCACAACCCTAACCTTTGAGCAAGCCAGTAAAGAGCTCGGTCTCTACTGGCAGACTGTCCGGGAAATGTGCGCCAGGGGAGAAATTCCGGCAATTAAGGCTGGACGCAAGTGGGTGCTGACTACAAAGGCATTGGCAACGTATATAGACGAGGGCTCCCAGAGTCCTATTATGCCGCCACAGAGGAATCGCCAATATCGCAAAATTGTTTAATTTTCAAGGTTCTATTATTGTTTATATTCTACATGAAAGGGGGTGATGAGGGAATGAAGCGGTACTGTGAAAACATCTACAAAAGCGCCAGACGCAATGCTGGTTTGACCCAGGAACAAGCAGCGGAGCAGCTATATGTTTCCGTGAGGTCAATAGCAGAATATGAAGCGGGGCGCACCACGCCACCCGATGATGTCGTTTGTCGGATGGTAGAGGCCTACAAGGCAAAGCATCTGGCGTATTTGCACTTGAAGCAATCGACCGAAGTCGGGCGAAGGTTTCTGCCGGAATTACATATCTTGGACCTGCCACGGTCGGTGTTGAAACTGCAGAAGGAAGTCAAGGATGTAACAGACATTAACCACCACATGGTAGACGTGGCTTGTGATGGGATGGTAGAGGAGCATGAACACGGCAT